TGCGCGGCAAGTCGTGGGGGACGATCCGTCCCTCGCTCATCCTTGGCGACGACATGGAGGACGACGAGCAGGTGCTATCAGCCGACCGGCGGGACAAGGGGATGCGTTGGGTGATGAACACTTTGCTCCCCATCGGGAACATCGACACGGTGCATCGGGTGGTGGGTACGGTCCTGCACAACGACAGCGTGTTGATTCGCTTGCTCAAGAACGACAGTTGGAAGGGGAAGATTTACGAAGCCTGCGATGGCGACATTGCCGAGGAGTCGATCCTATGGCCCGAGATGTTCTCGCGGGAACGGTTGCTGGCGATCCGCACGATGTATGCGTCGGCGGGGAACCTGCAAGGGTTCAACATGGAATACCGCAACATTGCGACGGATCAGTCTTCGGGCTTCTTCCGCAGGGAAGATTTCCGGGCAATGGCGGAAGAGGACCAGAAGAAGGTAGACGACGGTCGCCTTACATACTACGTGGGAGGGGACTTTGCGATTTCTACGAAGCAGCACCGGGATCGTACCGTTTTTGTCGTTGGTGGCATGGATGCCGATGGCGTTCTGCATGTCGTTGACGTGCGCGTTGGCCGCTGGGATGCTCTGGAAATCATCAACGAAATGTTCTCCATCAACGAAGCGTGGCACCCCGACGAGTGGTATCTGGAGTCAGGGTCGATTCTGAAGACATTGCAGGGGGCGCTAGAGGTTGAGCAGCGCAAGCGCAACACCTATCTCCCCATGTCGCTCATGGTCCCGGTCAACGACAAGTCACGACGGTCGGTATCTATCCAGGCCCGGATGCGGGCGCGGGCGGTGCGCTTCGACAAGGACAACAGTTGGTACGCCCATCTGGAAGAGGAATGCCTGAATTTCCCCCGGGGGGATCACGATGATTATGTGGATGCTCTTGCTTGGCTTGGCGTCGGTCTTGCTCGGATGGTTACTCCGCTGACGGACGACGAGGCCGAAGAGGAAGACTTCGAATTCCGCAAGCGCGAGGCCATGACCTTCGGTGCAGGTGGGCGCTCACTATGGACGGGCTACTAGATGGAAACCCTTGACCTGAAAACAACGCTCTCCATTGACCGGCTGATGTCGGCAACGAACATCGTCCCCCTGCTGGATGAAGAGGACGTGACCAAGATCGGCCTCGCCGCCATGGATGGCTATCAGGCGGATCTGCAATCGCGGGCCGAGTGGGATGCCCGCATGGCTTCTGCCAACAAGCTTGCCATGCAGGTATTCGAGGAAAAGTCATTCCCTTGGCCCAATGCTGCATCGGTCAAATTCCCGCTTATCACCGTTGCTGCCATGCAGTATCAGGCGAAGGCGTATCCGGCGCTGGTTAGCCCCACCGATCTCGTCAAGTGCCGCGTCATCGGCCTTGATCCCGATGGGATGAAGACCGCTCGAGCGCAGCGCATCGCCACGCACATGACGTGGCAGAATCTTGAGCAGGATGAAGGTTGGGAAGAGGATCACGACAAGCTCCTGCTGGTGCAGGCGATCATCGGCTGTGTCTTCAAGAAGAGGGTATACGAGCCGGGACCGGGCAAGCAGATGGCGCGGCTGGTCCTGCCGGCGAACCTCGTCGTCAATTACAACTCGCGCAACCTGCACGACAGCCCGCGCTATACGCATACCTACTACCTGACGGCGAACAACATCCGGCAGCGGGAGTTGGATGGGCGCTTTGCCGAAGTCGATGTTGATCCGACTGTCAATGCCGACAATAGCGAGCAGACGGTTGCAAAGAACGAGCGGCAAGGCATCCAGACGCCGCAGCAGGATAGGGTAACGCCGTGGTACACCGGGGAGCAATACTGCTGGCTCGACCTTGATGGCGATGGCTATCAGGAGCCGTACATCGTCACCTTCGACATTGATAGCGCCAAGGTACGGCGCATCGTTGCCCGGTATTTGCCGAGCGGTATCAAGTATCGCAACAAGGACATTTACAAGATCACGCCGGTCAAGGTGTTCGTCAAGTATCCGTTCATCCCCTCGCCCGATGGTGGTTTCTATGACCTTGGACTCGGGTCGATCCTCGGTCCCATCAATGAGAGCGTCAACACTGCCATCAATCAGATGTTCGATGCGGGAACCATGGAAACCCTGGGTGGCGGTTTCCTCGGTCGTGGTTTCAAGGGCAAGGGTGGGGCCATCACCTTCCAGCCGAACCAGTGGTATCCGGTGGATGCCCCGGGTGACGATCTACGCAAGAACATCCTGCCGCTTCCGGTGCGCTCTCCCAGCGCGGTGCTGCTGCAACTGCTGGGTATGCTCATCCAGTATGGAGAGAGAATTGTCTCGGCGACCGACCTTCAGGTGGGTGAGAACGTCGGACAAAACACTCCCGCTGAGACAGCCCGAACCATGAACGAGAACGGTTCGCGCGTCTACAGCGCGATCCACAAGCGCAACTGGCGGGCGATGAAGGAGGAATTCAACCTTCAGTTCGATCTCAACAAACTCTATCTAGAAGTCGATCAGGACTACACCGAATTGACGACCGGAAAGGGGGCGATGGTCCTTGCGTCAGACTATCAGGAACCGTCGTTGACGATCCGCCCCGCTGCGGACCCCCATGTCGTCAGCGATACGCAGAAGATAGATCAGGCAAAACTGGTCGCCGGCAATGCGGTGCAGCTACCCGGGCACAACAAGTATCAGGCGCTCCTGCGGCTGTACAAGGCGATGCAGATTCCGAACATCGACGAGATCATGCCGCCACCTCAGCAGCCGGGACCACCGGGACCGGATGGAAAGCCGACGATGCAGCCGGCAGCGGACTTCCCGCCCATGCCGAACCCGAAGATGATGGACGCCCAGTTGAAGCAGAAGCAGTTCGAGCTTCAGGTCGCCCAGTTCAAGGCCGAGCGGCAGGACGCGCAGATCCAACTGCAACTGGAAGTGCAGAGCAATCAGGCAGAAATAATGAAGCTCTACGCCCAAGCCGAGAAGGCATTGGCCGAGGCAAAGGGTGTGGCTACGCAGGACCAGATCAACATCATCAACGCACAGATTCAGGCGGTGAAGCTGAAGAACGAGGGCTTGCTGAAGGCTCTCTCCATCATCCAGAAAGACATGGAGCACCAACGTGAGCACAGAAATGAAGGGGGCGCAGTGGCTGGAATGGTCGAGGGAGCCGCAAACCCGGGCGCTGCTGGACCTGCTAAGGGAAACGGTCAGGCAATGCCAGGACCAATGGCTTAATCACGACTACGAGGACGAGAATCCGCACGCTTGGGCGACCAAAAATGCCGCTGGATTGGCGGTAGCGGGGTGGATTCAGGCGTTTATCAATAGCATCGAGAACATAGAGGGAGCAGAAGAAGATGGAAAATAAGTCGGGTTTGACAGTTACGGGAGACAAGATCCTCGTCTTGCTGATGAAGGTAGAGGAAAAGACCATGGGCGGGATTCTTCTGCCTCAAGCCTCTCAGGACAAGGAACAGATGGCACAGCAGATGGGTACTTTGGTGCAGTGCGGCGAAATTGCCTCCAAAGCACCGCAAATGCAGGGTATTGAGGTAGGAGATACGGTGCTGATCGCTCGCTATGCGGGTCAGCATTTCCCGGTGGACGGGCAGAATTACTGGATCATGCGGGCTACCGATGTGCTGGGGAAGGCAACCAAACTGCCGGATTACATGATTCGGGGAGCAGAAGCCTCGCATGAGGTTTTTGGGGTCAACATGCCCGACAATATGCCGCAGGCGGCATAAGTAGCATTGACAGTTATAACCAGCAGGAATATAAGGGTCGATTATGGCTACGCCACAACCAGCAGCAAAAGATCAAGCGGTCATTCCGCCCAACGAGTTCACCGTTGACGACGATCCGCTTGCGACGGACGAGGATCTGACTGTCGAGATAGATACGGAAGAAGGTGCTTCACAGGAATCTTCTAGTACGAAGCCCGCCGAGAACGAAACTGAACTGGAAGCGCGGCAATCCGGGTGGGTGAGCAAGGAAGAGTGGGTCGAAACCCATGGCAGCGACCGCGGTTGGAAGTCGGCTCCGGACTATGTGGACTTTCGCAGGGCGTTCGTTCCCATCCTGTCGAAAGAGAACAAGGAACTGCGGGAGAAGATCAAGAAACTGGAAGAGCGCGACTCGCAACGGGCGCAGGCGGAGGAAGAAAGCAAGCGCAATTTCGAGCGGTCGTCGCTGCAACTGGACTTGCGGCAGGCACGCGAGAACGGTGATTGGGATAAGGTCGATGAGATTGCGAACAAGTTGCTCGATCTCAAGTTGGCGGAAAAGCCGAAGGCGGTTTCGACCCCGCAGACTATTGATCCCGAGGTCCAGCGCGATTATATGGAATTCGAGTCACGCAACCCGTGGATCAAGACCGACAAGAGATTGGCTCAAAACTTTGCTGTGGAGTTGAAGGCCATCATGGATGTAAATCCGGGGACGCCGGTTGCCGACGCCCTAGATATGGCGCGGGACCGAACCCGACGCCTCTATCCCGAGAAGTTCCCGGCAATGCGTCGGTCGGCCATGGCGGAAAGCGACGGAGACTCCAATTCGACGCCACGGCGCACGGTGTCGTGGAACCAGTTGAAGCCCGACGTGCGGCAGATTTACGACAAGTTCATCTCCGACACCCCGGGTGTGACCAAGGAAATGCTGTTGAAGCGTTTCGCCGCTGAAAATCCAGAATTCTTCAGGAGCTAGAGATGCCGCGCAAACCCCATCCCTACAAAGGCATCCCTCGCTCCGAGTGGCCGAAGGCAAAGGCAGCAGCATCGCAACCACAACAACAGGCTGCGGCTCCTGTTCCAGATGCAGTGATGACTCCCGCTCCGGAATCCGTTTTCGAGCAGCAACCGGAATGTACGATGGAAGCACCGCCGCCCAATCTCTTTTCGGGCGAGATGCTGAAGTTGCAGGTGTATGGCAAGGATGGCAACGACAAAGATCCCATCCCCGGATTTCGTACCCGCTGGTTCAACGACGAGCACGATTCCGGGGTCCGGATCAAGATGGCGTTGTCTTCAGGATGGCTATTGGTCAAAGCAGACGAAATAGCTCTAAACGAAGGGTTGACCCCGAGCAACAACGATCTAGGTTCGCATGTACGGAAAATAGTTGGAACTAATGGTACTGAGCCGCTTTACGCCTATCTTATGAAGAAGCCGGAAAAGCTGGCGCAAATACACGACGATCAACGCGAGCAGGCGACCAATGTACGGGTCGAAGAAGCCCTGCGGTCTGGACGACTTAGCCAGAATCCGGCTGATGCCCAAGGACCGGCGCGTACCGTCAAGATCGACATCGGGTCGAAACTCTATCGTTAGGAGAAATGATGGCTAACACCAATGCACCTTTCGGACTCGCGCCCTCGCGCAGTCTGAGTGCGACGAAGTTCAACGAGGGCGGTACTCGCTACTACATTGCGAGCACCGACACCACCGCCTTTTACATCGGCGATCCGGTAACGGCAGCGAAAGCCGCCGATGCCAATGGCGTGCCCAGCGTCCAAGTCTCTGCGGGCACGGGTCAGCAACGCGGCATCATCGTCGGCGTCGAACCGGCGAACCAGCAAGGTGTGTCGATTGCCGGTCCTGCCCTGTCGCTGGAGAACATCAACATCCCCGGGACCAAGACGCGCGATTACTACGTCTACGTCTGCGACGATCCGATGGTGCTGTTCACCTGCCAAGGCGACCTGACGGCGACGTTGCAGGTTGCGGCCAGCGCGAACCAGAACTGCGCGTTCACCGTTGCGGCTGGATCGACGGCGAATTCTCTGTCGCGGACGGTCATCAACTCATCGACCATCGCCAGCGCGTCCACTCTGGCCGGCAAGCTCGTTGGGCTGGCTCAGGTTCCGAACAATGCCTTTGGTGCTTATGCCATGTGGAACGTGAAGTTGAACGTCCATGATTTCGGCAGCGTCGGCACCCCTGGTCAAGCGTAAAGGAGAACTGACATGGGCGGCGGCGTCATCACCACAGGCTCGAACCCCAAACTGCTGTGGCCGGGGTTACAGGAAGTCTTCGGGATCGCGTACAAGGAACATCCTCTTACCTACCCGAGTCTTTTCAGCGAAGTCAAATCCGACAAGAACTATGAGGAATACGTCGGCTACGTCGGTCTGGGACTTGCCCAATTCAAGGGTCAGGGCCAACCGATTGCATTCGATTCGATGCAGCAGGGATTCACGACTCGCCTCACCAATGCGACGTATGCCCTCGGCTACGCCTGCACGGAAGAGGAAATCGAGGACAACCTGTACGACAAGATCAGCAAGGGCCGCACCCGCGCCCTCGCCTTCTCCATGCGGCAGGCGCACGAACTGAATGCCCATCTGATCTACAACCG